GTTTTCGACTTCCTGTTCCGTCGCGCTGACGCGCTTTTGTGTGCGCGCCAGTTCACAAATCCCCTGTACCAGTTGGTAGTAGGCGGCGATCTCAGCCTGATCGTCAGTCGTTCGGAAGCACCCGAACTCGATCCTGTCAGCATGTTCTGTGATCGGTAGGCTGTCTGTATCAAGCGCCTTTTTCAGTAGCGTTGCCTTGCTCGCGACCAGCCGCCTTAGGTTCTCCATTGCGGTCGGCGTCATGCCATCCTTCGGCAGCTCGACTGCGAGGCGGTCGGGATCGAAAGTGCGAGGTGTTTCTTTTTTCAGTTGATCCGGCTCGACCGTTTTGGGTTCAGCGGGCTTTGCCGCTTCGCCGACCCGTTCGCCGATGAAACCATCGTGTGCCA